GGTCTCGGAGACGTTACTGAGTCGTGCGTATAAATCCGGGGGGAACGACACCAGATCGGCGTCGATCCAGAGAACGTCGGTGTGATGCGGCTTCAGGTGCTCCTCGAGGATGTGGTTCCTGGCATCGGCCACGTTGGCGTAGAAGTTCCGTCCGGGGAGCTTAGGGAACGGACACTCGTCGATGACGACTTCGGCGTTCGTGAAGTTCTGCAGGCGGATGAGCTGGGCTTCGAACTTTGCGCGGATCTTCGGGGACATCCCCGGCTTGATGGGCACCGGAAGCAGGAGGGTCACGACAGGGGCCTGAGCCTTGCGTAGAAGTGCCCTGGAACCGAAGAGCCCATCTCCAGGAGCTTGAAGTGGCTTTCGAGCGCATCGAGGACCGCACCACCCTCGAAATCGAGCCAGGTGCGCGAGTAGACGACGAGCCGCCCAGTGACACCCCGGAGATCGGAGAGATACGAGTCGAGATCATCGGCTCGGATGTGCTGGAAGACGAGTGAGGCCACGGTCACGTCGTAAGGGCCTCCGGCAAGCGCCTGGGACCAGGAGGCAGTCTTGGTGATGTTCACCGGAAGCTGCCCGAGAAGCTCGATCATGTTGGGGAAGTCGTAAGCCGTGACTCGGCTGAAGCGGGCCGCGAGCGCCCTGGTGTTCCTGCCGACTCCGCAGCCAAAGTCGAGCGCGGCCTCGCCCCGACCCGCAAGCTCCAATAGGCGCGCATCCGCCGGCATGGAGTCCGGTGATCCCTTGAACCCAGTCAGGATCGCGCCGGGTGCTGACTTCTCATCGAGTGTTTCCCAGAACTCGTAGGTGCTCACTTGCCGAAGTGGTCAGCGATCTGCTTCAGCGCGGGTTTCCAGTAGTCCTCGGTGACGAGGTCCGCGTCGTAGGCCAGCGAGAAGTTCCGCGCCGCTTGCCGCTCCTTCCGACCTGAGCGCACGGCCTTCGCCAGGCAGTCGTAGATAGATTCCACGTCCGGGCGCTGCTGCCAGGCCCCAAAGGGAGTCCAATAGCGTTGTCCCTGCACCAGCCATCCGCTCGCTGAGAGTTCCGGCATCGACGTGGCGTCGTTCACGATCACGGGCGTCCCGCACGCCTGGGCTTCCATGATCGGGATCCCGAACCCCTCGCCGTAGGAGGGTTGCAGCAACACGTCGAGCGCGTTGTAGAACTTCACCATGTAGGAACTCGGGAAGGCTTGCGTGGAGAGCGCGTACTGGTTGGCGAGCCAGATGGAGGAATGCGGGATCTTCAGCTCCTCGACCAGTTCCGTGAGATCTATGCCGGCGTCCTCGTTCCGCTCCGCGGCTCCCGTAACCTCGGTGTGAAGCGCGAGCATCGCTTCAGGGTGACTACGCTGGAACTTGGCGAACCCCTCGATGGCCTCGGGCAGCGCCTTGCGGTTCGGTGACCGGCCTGCGTTCGCACCGACGATACCGACGAGGAACGCATCCTTGGGGATTCCGAGAGCCTGCCTGCAAGCGGCTCGGTCGAGGGGTTTGTATACGTTTGTCTCGACGCCGTGCGGGATGTAGAGCGGGTCGAAGCCTGCGAGCATCCGCTCCCCGAACTTGCTCATCGCGATGGGGAGCGCGTTCCCCTGCTTCAGCGTCTCCGTGATGCCAGCGTGGGCCGGTTCGTGATCGACCGGACACCAAGAGGCGAAGTTCAGCGCCGAGATAATCGGAGCCTTGAGGACCCAGATGTCATGCAGGCCGATGACGACGCCGCCTAGCGGATCCCCGAACGCTCGATGAGCGTGCGAGATGAGGATGTCGTTGCCGTGCGCATCGATCGAGCCGGGTAGGACTTGCAGGCCGTTCCAGTCCAACGGCATCCCCGAATAGCGGAAGGCGGAGATGGTGAACTCCTCGACCAACGGAGCGAGCCGAGGAGCGAAGATCGAGGTCTGGTTGCCGTAGCCCGTTGCAACGGTCGGGCTGTTGGAGTGCCAGAGGACTTTCGTGGCCTAACGCCCCTTGTCTTCGGGTAGTCGCTTCGCCTTGTCCTCGAATGACTTGCGCTTCTTGCGCTTGACGGGCCGGGGCTTCTCACCCCGGCCCGTCTCGCGCTTCGGTTCTTGCCCCACGTCGCTACAGGCCGTTGACGTTCGTGAAGCCGGCGGGACGGTAGACCGCGAGGGCGAGCCGCTCCTCGGCGCGCACCGCGACCTTGTTGTACTGGAAGAACGTGTCGTGCGAGTTGGAGGTGTCCACCGAGATCCCCGAGCGGCGGAAGATCTGAGCCGCCGTGCGGAAAGCTCCGACGAGCGCGGTGCCCTGCGTGATCGACTGCGTGATGATCACGTTGAGGCCCCACAGTCGGGTCGGTGCCACGCCGTTCCCGCCGGTGCCGTAGGCTCCGGTGAAAGGACCGCCGCCGAAGTACTGGCCGGCGACCGCGTCCTTCTGGAGAACAAGCGTCTCCCAGTCGGTCGGGTTGATGACGAGGCCGTCCGGCTCGATGAAAGCGTTCCGGACCTTCGTCATGCCCTTGTGGATCGCGTCCGCAACCGTGTCCGAAGCCTTCGGCTGCGTGTTGATCCCCGTGCGCTTCAGGATGCCCTGCATATGCGGGGCGGTTCCCGTTCCGAGCAGGAGCTCCGTGTCCTCCTTGAGCTGGACGAACAACCGCAGGCGGTTGTCGATGTAGGAGGCCATCTGGTCGTAGTCCTCCAACATCTCGTCCGTCACCGGGAGGAACGTGGCGAGCTTCTGCACGGGCTCGTCAACATTGGTGAAGACGAGCGTGGACTCTGGCTTCTGCCCGCCCTCGGGGACGGCGTCCGCGGCGTTCGTTGCCGTGGTCTCCTTGAGGTAACGGACGGTGTTACTGGTCGTGGTGCCCGACGCTAGGAGGTCCGCGACCTTCGGGGGCTGAAAGAGGATCCCCAGGATTCCCGGCTGCACGTCGGGCTGGATCAGCGTGCCACCGGAACCGGCAGCCTCGGAGAGCAGCGTCTTCGCCTCGACTCCACCGAAGCCCCGCGACCAGTCGTAGTTCTTGCCGGCCTTGTCGCGATACTGCGGCGAGTCCACGACCTGGCGACCGAGGGACTTACGAGCCTCGGGCTTGTTCTCGGTCGGGTTCTCGAACGGGTTGTCGGGTGCGTCGATGGAGGATCCACCGACGATCTGGAGCTTCTCCTCGAGCTTCAGGACGCGATCCGCCTTGGTGTCGTAGGTCTCGCGAAACGTCTTGAGCTCGTCCAGCTTGTCGTCTCGGATGTTGCCGTCGTCGTCGAGCGCGTTGGTGCGGGCCTCGTCGAGCTCCTTCCAGGCTTCGGTCCTGTCGGACGTGGCCTTCTTGAGCTCCGAGAGCACCGCCTGAGTTGCGGTGTCCATGTGTCTCCTATCTCGGTACGAGTGAGAGCAGTTGTCGGTATTCAGCGAGTGCGGCGGCGCGACTTTCGTCATCGGGACTTGTCGCTGCGGCCTTCGCTGCTTCTAGATGGTGATTGAGGTGTCTCTGAACTCCCGCCACGTCGCCCGAGGGGATGTCGGCCTGCGACACGCGAGAGAGCCCGTTCCGGACTCCGTTCAGGTTCGCGGGACCGCCAGGTGTGGCGTGGTGTGGGAACTTGTAGGACTGGCGTTGGTCGGGATTGCTGCCCGAGTACCAAGCACAGATGGACCGGAACGCTGCCGCCGGATCATCGGAGTTAGAGCAGGCCATCATCGCCGTGCTCTTGTCCCAAGTTCCATCAACGACCGATGTGTTATGCGGCGCGATCGCGGCCTTCGTGTCTGCCGAGAGGCGCTCGAGTCCAGCCTTGAACTGCTCAGCGTCGAGGAGCAGCGTCACGACCTTGCGTGCAATGTCATCAACGACGTTGAGTCCGTTGCTGGCGACCTCGAGCAGCGCGGTCTCGCGGTTCATTCCGATCAGGGTTGGGCCGACCTCGAACACGTTGAGGGCCTTGAGCTCGCGGACGGTCTTGCCCTTCTCCTCAACCTCCTCGGAATCGGTTACGTCGAAGGCGAAGGAGAACTCTTTGAGCGCGCCGGCCTTGAAGCCGGAGAGCACCGAGCGCGCGTAATCCCCCGAGATGCCATCGTCATCGAGGAGTAGTTGCCCCTCGATCTCAAGTCCCGACTCGGTCTCCTTGGCCTTGAGCGTTTGGCCGATCGGGGGAATCTCCCAACGATGTGACCAGATGATGGGTGGACGCGGATTGGACTTCAGAGATTTCCGAAATGCTCCCGGAATGATTCTGTCGCCGCCGTCGTCTACGTTGTTGAAGACAGCAACGAGTGCTTTGAAATAGCCAGGCTGGTCCCCCCCGGCCTTGAACTCGAAGTCGTCAACCGGGAACCGCTTGTATTCCACGCTGCAACGGTCAGTTGAACGTCAAGGTTCCAGAGCAGCCACCTTTAGCAGTTCCAAGCCCTGGCGGATGGAGTCGAGCGTGTCCGCGCCGATAAGCACATCCCCCACTGCTTGCGCGAAGCGACTAGCCCATTCCACGGTTGCAGGATCGTCACCGAGAGCGCGGATCAGCTCGCGTGCGAAGCGTTCGTCGGAGAACTCGAACTTGCGTCCGGACCCGATCGTGGAGGATGCGGCACGTTCGAGACGGTCAAACGCTTCGAGGAGGGACTTCGGCGGCGTATCCGCCGGCGACGGCACGTCGGGGTTCGGCGCTGTGGGCTGGTGGGCCGCGCCGATCGGCGTCTCATTGATGGGCTCCCAGACCTCGTCGTACTCGGGTTTGTCGATGCGCGGGAGGTTCTCGCGGTCGCGGATCTCGTTGACGGTCATGTATCGCCGCGCGATCGCGTAGGTCTCGGCTCGTTCCTTGGCCGAGCCCTTCAGGACTTCGTTCGTGTCGAACTCGACGTAGAGCTGCTCCCAACCGGGAACCTGGGAGATGACCTGTGCGTAGAACTCCTCCTCGAACAGCGTGATGTACGGCGGCAGCGATGACGTGTAGAACATCCGGCGGTTCTCGGTGACGTTCGAGAACGTGGCGCGGGAGAGGTCCCCCAGCATCGAGGGCGGGACGTGGTAGACCGCCGCGACCTCCTCGCGGTTCCACTGGCGAACAGACATCAGGCCCGTCTCGACCGCGTTGAACGCGACAGGCTCCCACTTCAACCCGCCCTGCATGACCGCCACGCGGAAGGCGTTGTCCGGTCCCCCGTAGATCTCCTGCGCCTGGTCGCGCACCGCCTTGAGCTGATCGGGGTTGAGCTTCTGCTCGGTGGTCAGGATCCCCGAAGGCCGGCCGGAGTTCTTGAACACCGAGGTCGTCCACCGCGCGGCCCCGTCCTCGTTCTGAAGCGTGCGGCGGAGCGTCTCAACCGGGGAGAGCCCGATCAGCGGATACCAGGGATTGCTCTCAGCGAAGCGGAGGTGGAAGCAACGCTTGGCCGGGAAGCTGAACCGTCCTTGAGGCAGGTTGACGTGATAGACCTCAGGCTCCGAACCGCCCTGGACGATCACGAACGGCCACGGCACCGGCCAGATCTCGAGCGGAGCGTTCGGGACCTCCGGGTTCTCGACCATCACCGCGAGCGAGTTCCCGTTCAGCGCGAGCTCCGAGAGCATCCATTCCTTGAACCGGAACGGGCTCATGCGGTTGTGGGGCCGCGCGAGGACGTTCGGCAGCGGATGGTCGATCAGCCGGGACTTCTCGCCGTCCTGTGAACGGTCGTAGGACTTGAGCGGCAGGATCGCCACACCTTGAGAGATGAGGTCAACGGCTGCCTTGAGGTAGGGCTGTTCCCGGTAGAGCTGGCCGTAGCTCCGCGCCCCGTCGTTGATCAGGTTGACGAGCGGTCCCCAGCCGGAGGTGAACGTGGACTGGAAGTTCGAGTAGCCGCCGGTGATCGGGTTCGACTTGATCGAAACGTTGCCGTCGCGGGTAGCGAGGACGGCCATCAGAGCACCTGCAACCAGCAGTCGGCCGCGCGCGGCAGGACGGCATCCCCGTCAAGCACCAGGGATTCGTCCTCACCGGATACGAACTTGGCCCCGCGCAGCAGGAAATAGTCGCGCGAGACGTAGACAAGCACGCCTTCGATGCTTGCGCTTGGCGTGTGGACCCGGACGGTCCGGTCTCGGAACCGTCTATAGCTAGCTAGCACTATTGAATCGTGCCTAGTCGTTCAAGGTAGTGGAGGCGCTGGGTCTCGATCCCAGGTCCCTGAGGTTGCCGGCATTGCGGACTTGTCCTCAAGTCGAAGCCATTCCGCCCCCTAGATGAGAACGATGCTGGGCTCCGACTCCACGTTTCGGATAGCGCAGTTCATCGCTTGCACCAAAGCCTGCAACCCGGAGATGTTCCCCATGCTGAGCTTCTGCGAGAGCTTGATGTTCCCCTCGGCGTTGATCTCCACCGCTGCGGCGTCGGCCATGTAGCGGAGCACCGGGTTGCCGGCGTGCCTTAGTTTCCTGTCAACCACGGCCCGCTCAAGCTCCTTCGTCGCCGCGTTCAGCGTCCCGAACGTCGGCACGGCCTCGCGGAGCTCTAGGCCCATATCGTCCAGGTCGTTCGTGAACTGCACGGCGTTTTGCGGGTTGAATCCGATCTCATTGACCTGATACGTCCGCGCGAGTTCCGAGAGCTCCGACTGGATCGCGCCGAAATCCACGACGCGACCGGGCGTGATGGTCACGAAGCCCTCTTTCGCCCATTGCTCCCAGGAGGCGCTCTCTAGCCCACCGCGCTTCGCTGCGGTCTCCGGTATCCAGAAGTACGGTAGAACGTCCCAGGAGCCGTCAGGAGACGGAAAAAGGCATACCAGGGAGACGCAGCCCTGCGTCGATGCGAGGTGGAGGCCGACGTAGCACTCCCGGCCGTTCATATCCCCCGCGTATCCCGCTGATGCATCCCACGTATCAAGCGAGATCCACCGTTCGGCCTGCTGCGTCCAGAGGTTCAGGTGCAGCCGCTTGAACGTGTTCTCATAGGCTGGGATGGCCTTCGCCTTCTCGCACTCGCGGCGGAGGTATTCCCGACTCACCGTCACGTCGAGGCCGGGGTTCGCCTTCGCCCACGTCTCCTCGGAAGTCCAGTCGTCCTCCGCTTCGGCCGCGTAGATGATCCCGAGGAACGACGGGTCCTCCACGATCCCCGAAGCGACCTGCTCGGCGTAGCGGTGCTTCTCCCACCCGATCGAGGTCTCGTCGTGGAGGCCGGCAGTCGTGATGAGGAACCCGAGTGGCTGCTCCCTCGAGCCCGTTGAGGTCGCGATCACGTCGATCAGCTCGCGGTTCGGGTGCGCGTGAACCTCGTCAACGACGTAGCCAGAGGCGTTGAGCCCGTGCTTCGACGGAACGTCCGCCGACAACACCTTGTACGACGCAGAAGTCTTGGGAACGACGATCGAACGACGGAAGACCTGTGAACGCTTCGAGAGCTCGGGGGAAGCCTCCACCATCGCGGAGAGCACACCGAAGACGATCCCGGCCTGTTCCCGATCGACAGCCGCCGAGTAGACCTCGGCTCCCGGCTCCCGGTCGGCGTAAAGCAGGATGCCGGCGATACCGGCAGCCATCGTTGACTTCCCCTGCTTCCGAGGAACCTCGAGATAGCACTCTCGATATAGTCGCGGCCCGCCCTTCTTCATCCTCCAACCGAACAAAGCCGCGACTATCTCCTCCTGCCACGGCTCGAGCTTGAACCCCTGGCCAGCCCAACGGCCCTTGACGTGAGGCAGCAGCGAGAAGAAGTCCACCGCTCGCTTCGCGGCGTCCGCGTCGAACCAAGCCGTAGACGGCTTCTTGAGGTCGAGGGTTGAAACGAGTGGTGCCACGGTTCAAGCGTAAGCCGACTGGCTACCGCTCCCGAAGTAGTCGAGGATCACTCGCGCGGCCTTCACCACGTCATCCGGAACATCGAAGGCTCCGGCATAGGCTTCCTCGGCCGAGAGCGGAAACGGCGTGTACGGAGGTCCGTCCACCACGCAGTTGATGATCTTGAACGGCTGATCCCCCGGATACAGGATCACCGTGTTCCGAGGGAAGTAGACATAGCCCTTGCCGCGCTCTACCGCCTTCTCCTCGGGCGGGGTGTGAGGAATCGGCTTGGCAAGACCGATGGGCGGCATGAAGGCCATTCAGCGGCTTCCCCGCACAAACGCATCGGCTTCGTCTGCTAGTTCCCAGCAGCTACCGCATCGACGCAAATCTGGTGAGGCAGATCGAAGTTCTAGGACTTCGCGCCAGGGACGCCTTAGCATCGTGTGTCTGCCCCCAATGACGCGCCAGACCGTTCGACATGTCCAGAGGCCAGGTTCGACTTCTGCTCCCTCCTGAGCCACGACATAGAACATCGGGTCCTCCATCGCCGTAGCGCTGAAGCGGAGTAGTTGATGTCGAGCGTGGCCCTTCGGGAATCTGAACTCCCACACAACCTCGTACCGCAACAGAGCCGCCCGGAAGATCGCTTGACCACGACCGAGCCAGGAACTACCCTCGCGGATAAACGACGAATCCCGCGTCTCGATGGCCTGCGTGAGGTGGCGCGAAACGGTGTCCGCTAGCACTTGCTCGTCCTCAGTCGAGGATTCCATCCCCGCCGCCCTCCTCCTTCTCAACGAGTGCGAGTGCTTCGATGACAAGCGGCAGGAAGAGCTCGGCGGTTTGGAGCTGTAACTTGGTTTCCTCTTCCTCTTCAGTCCAAGATCCCATCGCCACCCTCCTCATCCTTCTCCGGAACCGTCATCCGTCCTCGGGAAGCCGGCGTCAATCCGAGATCCTTGGCAAGCGAAGCGACCAGGGCAGCGGAATCCCGGTAGACCTGCCAGAGCGGGTGCTTCCTCGGGAGCTTCCGCTCGTCCTCGGTCACCGGGCCATCCGCCATGATCCTCCGCCAGGTCTCATGCCACAGACCGAACGAGGCGCAGTAGAGCAAGAGCGCCCCACGGTCGATCCGAGAGAGCAACCCCATCCGCTCGAGCTCGGGCGTCACCCGGTTCCACTCCGCGAGGCCCTCGCCCTTGAGATCGGTCGGCTTGGACGGCTGGGCCACTACGGCCTTGGGCCGGCTGGGCGGCTTCCGCTTCCCGGGGTTCCCCCGGAGGGCTCTGACGTTGTCTGGAACCGGTCTGGTCATCGGGCATCCCTTGCGGTAGCGACCTGAGCCCAGCCGGGTTTCGGCGGCAGGCCCTCGCGCTCCCTCAGTTCGGGAGTCTTCCCGAGCCCGCCGCAGGCGCATCGCTCCGGCAACGGGCGTCCCACGAAGACGTGGACCCGTGAATCCTCTGGAACGTCATAGCAGTCTGTCATTGTGGAAAACTCCTCATACACTGCGCTCGCGCGCGTCGGCCTGCAATGAACGTCCTGGTTCTACGACGTAGAGATTCGTTGGTCCCCCCCTTTTCGAAAGGCACTCCCCCCCGGGGGGTGGGGGGGTAGGGGTCGGTGGTTGTGTTGTTATGCATTGGCCCTCCATGCGAAGCGTTGCCTGTTCTCCTCTGCTGTCTTGCGTGCATGGCAGGCATGGCACAGGGACTCGAGGTTGCTCTGATCATGGGTGCCTTGGACCCCCCCCGCTATTGGGGTCAGTGGTCTTATGTGGTCTACGGTTGAGGCGGGTCCTCCGCACAGCCGGCACCTTGGCTCCCTTGCTAGCTGCTGTGCCCTGATACCGGACCATGCGCCTCGATAGTTCTCGGGGTGGGCACGCTTGGATCCTCCGTGCTTAGGACACCGTCCTGATCTGGGTAGCTTCTCAGGACAGGTTGGGTAACTGCATGAGTACCGAAGACTAGGCACGCTGCCACCACCGCTTTCGCTTGGCCCTCAAGTCTTGCTCGGTGTAGATGTGAGTGGAACCGCAGTGGGGGCAGGTGACTTCGGCGTGGAGGGTGCCAATCCTAGAGGCAACGATGGTATCGAGACGAGCACCACAGGTCTTGCACCACAGACGCTTGTCGCGTTGCTCATCAGCCATGCCGCTTCACGTCTTCCATCGCTGCCTCGATACCGAGTCGATGCATCAGCGTGCTTGGTTCGATGTTGTTCTGGATTGCACTGAACTGGAGGGCTGCTGCTGCTTGAACTGCTAGCTCCCAACAGAGGACGAAGGCGTCGTTCTCCTTGCCTAGCCATAGGTCACGCATGGTTTCGGGATCATCTGCTGCGGTGATCATGGCGAGTGCTTCTTGTCGCGGTGTCACAACCCGCATCCCTCATCGACAAGACGCAAGCGATACAGCACGCGGTCATAGAACGCATCCACCTGACCGATGCCCCAGCACCAGAGATACGAGAACGAACCCGCAGGACTCGCGGTATCCCACGGTTCGCATTCCGCAAAGAGGAGCCACCGCTGCTGCTTATCCATGCTCAGCCAACTCCGCCTCTAGTTCCCTGATGCGCGCCTTGAGCCTCAAGATGTAGCGGCACAACATCAGCCTTGACCATGCCGGCTTGAGTTGGCGAACGGTGAGCGGTTCGTTTATGGGGCGCGGCAAGGGAGGGAGACCTAGACGGGCCCTCGCTTCGTCAAACGTCATGTGGCCGTGACTCACTTGACTTCCGGTCGCTGGATAACTCGGACCTCGTAAAGCACACCGCCCTGCGTGCGTACCGCGATCGAACTATCCATCGTCGTTGGCGAGGCGACCTTGGTCTCAGCGATGTCGTCGCGGCCTTGGAGCCAGCGGGCTACGTCCTTCGCGATCTCCTCAGCGTTCACCGAGTC